CTGAGTTTATTTGGTTGAAGACAGAGAACGATGCCCTGGAGTTGTCGTATTCCACAGTCCACACTTCCTGACAACTATCTTTCCCAGTTGTTTTGTCTCTGATGTGAACTATATCCCCCTCATAAATCTCCTTTCCGTTCTTGTCTTTGAGTCCTGTGTATTGCATAAATACTTTATCTTCTGGAAACTCTAATTCATTCAACGTAACGTTGTTTAATTGACCTGTTGAATATCCAGCACCAATTAACATTTCTTTTTTTTCTTTATCCCAAGCTCGGAATTTCAGTTTTCTTGTCATTTGTTTTTAGTTAGATAATAATCTCTGGTAAATGCTCTGAGCCGAGGAGGTAAAGATTTGCCGAGAATTTACGTGTAATGGGGGATTACAACCCCTATTTTCTTTTTTTCTACACTCACTCGTATAGTCACTTTACTTAGACCTGCGGGCTTTCTTTTGTGTTAGCAGTTTTTCTGCCCTGCGGACTCTTTTACCGCCTACTCCTCGATTCAAAGAACTTACCTCTGGTAAATCTATGATGGGCTTGTGGGGAGGTAAGAAATTATGTGTCTCCCATCGAACGAGAGATTTCGAGCCAACTCCACATAAACCTGAGTTCTTACGCTCACTCCCCCAAAAACCCACCATCGTTTGGTAAATGGACTGGTGTGCGGGAGTCTACATCTCTGTGTAGAGCGACTACACGCCATCGGATATAGTTAGCCCGCACATCAACCCACTTACCTCTCTCTACCTATTGAAGAACCTCATTCTGGTCACGGAAAGCCTAAACAAGAGTCTTACAACTGTTTGCCTTATTTAAATATATCGGCAAAGCCCAGCGACCAGAGTGAGATTCTCCAACTTGGAAACCAAACGACTGGGAGTTAGGAAAGTTGCGTGAACCTAACTACTTTTATGTTTGTACGCCCCAGTTGTCTGGTCTCCAATACTCTGTTAAAGAACTACTTAGAACATCCTAAACACTTTTCTTCTACCTGACCTTCTTTGTTTGTGACCAGAAATGTTTGGCCCTTACACTTTTTACATTGACCGATTTGTATTTTCCCGTTGGTCATATTATTTTTCATAGTTTTATATTTCTTTTATAAACTCCTGGTAAGCATCACTAATTTCTTCTGCCGCTTTTTGAATCAAAGATTCCATCCTATCAACTTCTCGTTCATCGAACTCCCGGTGAAAAGAAACAACCCTACCTGTAACATTTATTGTCTTCTCATTTGTTCTCCAAAAATCTTCAACTTCAGATACTCCATCCTTTGTCTCAATCCAATCAAGATCACAGTACTCAGGCATTTTACCAGTGAGTTGTTTTAGCATTGTAGCGTAAAGAGTCAACTGGTCGTGTTTTTGAACTTTTGATTGAGTCCAAGGATGTTTTCCAGTTTTATACTCTCGGAAGACATTATTCACTGAATCGTAACTATCTAAATAAGCTAACATAGGAACTCCCATTACTGTACATCTAATTTCGAACTCCGGTTTATTGTAAACAACTAGGTCAGGAAGGAGTTCTTTGTGTTGTCCATCCTCAATCATCTTCGCAATACCCTTTCCAAATCTAAGGTATTTTGTATCCAACTTGTCCGAGTTTTCAAAATATTCTCTTCGGAATCTTTCAGGATTCGACATCCAACAATTGATTGCCGACCAGGAAAGATGAGGTTTTGGTAAAATTAGTTTTTCCATTCTTTTCGTTTCTTTAGAATGGCTACGGCAAGATTTTGTTTCTCATCGTCAATTAATTTTGTAGATTTTTGAATCTGGTCTTCAACAAGCTGTAAGGCTTCCAAACTCATACAAGACTGAATAGCTGAATTAGCCCGTGTGAAAGGAAGGCTCATTACTATGGATGGTACTACTGGTACTACTGGTACTACTGTGGCTCCGGTGGCTCCGGTGGCTCGGTTTTTTCCGATTGGTCCGTCTTCTCCGATTGGTGCGGATATTCCTGGAGGAGTAGGTTTATTCGGAGTAACTACCACAGGAGCCACGTTACGAGCTACGACAGGTTGTACGCCACCTTCACGGTATTTTGCGAACAAAGACTCAATGTGTGGCATCACAGCCCTCTCAGCAACCTCAATACTCGATGCCTCCACAGTAATCTCAGGTTGGATATTGGCATACATTCCTGTTGGAATGACTGCTTTAACTGTGTAAGTAATAAGTTTGAACTTTGGAGTTTTTACCTTAACTTCTTTTTTTACTAATACCTTTGGTGTAACTTCTTTTTTTGTAGTATTTTTAGACATGATATTTATTATAATTTAATTTGAGTAAACCGTAGAGATTCCTTCTCTACATAGGTTGCATCACCAGTTGATTCTTCTTTAGCCTTTAGAGCTTTCCATTTTTCATTCAACTCAATAACTTTTTCAGTGTATGTCCAAGTTTTTAGTTTTGTAACGGAGAACTTACCAACGGCTGTTTCAATAGACTCTTCTCCAGACTCAGACATATCTTTTAAGATAAGTCCCCGGAGTTCATCTTTCTTGTTTTCTAGTTCTTTGATGTGTGCATCAAGAACTGCATATTCATCGTAGTATTTCATTGTACTTTTGTGTTAAAGGAAATAATATAAAGTTGAATAATATCTCGAGTCACCTCACCTTCACCTTTACCTAATTTTTTAGCTAAATCTTTAATAAACTTCTTCTGTTCTTTTGGAACATATGAATTCAATCGTTCCATCTTTTCTTTTTTAATTGTCATAATTTTGTTATTTAATAATAATATGAGTATACTCCTGTGCCTGTGTCGTTGTCAACTAGCCAAGAACTAGAATCTGTTCTGCAATAATACTAGCTTCCTCTATAGTAATCCCGAGCTTACCGCTTTCCCTTAACTTCACCACATCTGAAATTCGAATCATGTAGTAAGCCTCTGGGAACTTAATCACTAAATATGACGGTAATGGCGGTAATGATGCACAATCGATTGGTTTTTCTCTACGGTCATCATCGGACCATTTCCAAACTAAACCTTCCTCCTCTGTAGCCTGAAGTCCATCGTATTGATGAATCTTAATTTTACTAAAAGTAAATGTGTTTTTTATAGTCTGTTTCAACTCATAGTAACCGTACATCTTACCTTCCTTTCTTTTTTCTCTAAGATAGTGATTCCATATCGTTTGCCACTTCGCCTCCTTCTTTTGTGGATTCATTTCTATAATCATAAAATAAAGAATAATAGAAATAGCCACCACAAAGAGTGTCCTGTGGCAATAAGAAATATCATCACTAATAAAATAATAAGTTGAATCATTTTTTTTATGTTACCCACGATTTCATTTCGTGGTGAGTAATTAAGTTTTTTCGAACAGTTTCTGGATATATGTACATCCCCAATCCTCCTCGATCTGAAATGTAGTAGGACTCTGAAAAGAATTGCATCCCTGGCCAGAAAAGATTTTGGTGAAATCTAAAACTGTGTTCCATTGTATTAAGTAGATATTTTAGGAATGGATGATTAGCTTCTGAACCAATGTAACCATTATTGATATATCCACTTTCTTCAGTAAATACGAACATTCTAAAATATAGAATATCGTCAAAGTTTCCAATAATCTCAGCATCAGCATCGAGATATATACCACCAAGTTCATTTAAGTAATGTAGTCTTAGGTAGTCTACCGCTCTAACCCATTCTTTAATTTCGATACATTTGTTCACATACTCAGAGCCTCGATAGACATTATCGAGAGTAATGTAAATATGTTCATATCCATTTTTTTTACAGAATAGATTTTTTGATTTATTACATTTTTCTACAATCTCTGGAGTTTCATTCTCTGAAAGCCAGATTGTTATAATTTTTTTCGGTATCATGATTTTAAACCCATTTTCTATCTTTAAACCCATACTTCTCTGCTCGTTCAGCATACAGAATATCGTCATGGTCGTGCCTGGGTCCACTATAAGCCTGAGCATAAATATGGTCCATTTCAGCTTTTGACCCAGCCATCATCGGATGATCATGGAATATAACTGCCTTCCGACCAAAAGCATACTTTCCAAGTTGCTCCACCCTAGCCCGTAATTCATTATCACAACCAGTGTGGTAGTAACCTGTGTGAAAGAATTCACCATCTAAGGCAGGAAGTAACTTCTTTGAAATAAGGAAATGTGGAGCAACGTGTTCTTCTCTCCAATAATTATCGTTTAATCCTATCATTCCATCAAGTTCAGGAAACTTTCTAATCATCTCCCAAACAGCTTCTCTCATAAATCCCTTTTGTGGAACCACATCATTTCCAAGGAATAATACGAGTTCACCAGTTGACTCATCAACACATCGCTTGAAAACAGTTGGAGCACCAACATTGTTTGGAGGAAACTCATCAGCTTTGACCACTACTTCGTAGTTGTCGTATTCAGCATTATCCTTAATTGATTCAAGAAGGCGGTGAAGTTTTTCGGGTCGACCAAGTGTGGGTATACAGACAGATACCTTTGGTTTATTGATCCATTTGTACCAGACCGTATCAGCAACTCCATCCGGTCCACCGAGTTCTTCGTCCACGGCTTGTATAACTCCAGGCCAACCTGAGCAATAATCATGTCCGCAAAGGAGGATTCGGGCTTTACCCTTCCATTTTTTGATGTCGTTTTTAACTTCTTCATAAGTGTGTCCGGCATCGATGAATACCATATCAACAGAATGGTCTGGTATTGAATCGACTACATTATTTATATCATCGTTGATAATTGTAAGATTTTTAAAGTGTCCAACATTTTTCTTAAATGTCTCAAACACTGAACCGCTTTGTGCTTCTATATGAGCTTCCGGCTCAAAGGTTGAGCCTTTCCAGTGGTCTATTGCTGTGACATTTGGACATCCGGATGAAAGTAGTGCGTGAGTTGATTTTCCTTTCCAACTTCCACACTCGATAGCACTCTCCATCATCTTACCTTTTTCATATAAGAACAATTGTTCAGGATATGAGAACCATCCAGCAATCTCTGGAGACTGGTAGCCAAAGAAAAATCCAGTGGCCGCTAAGTACTCAGGATTCTCTCTTTGATACTCAAGACACTTCAAAAGATGTTTTTGTGCACCCTTCATATCTCCAAGCCATGATTTCGCCCAATATAGAATTTGGTGTGGTTCATTAGTGTAGAAGGCTACATTTGCTCCGTAGAATGGATACCAAGGAAGCTCCAAGGCGGCTGTAGCATAGTAATTCGCTGGAGTGGCTTGATTACGCCTTTGATAGATTTGAGCTAATTTTAGAAGAGGCTCTCGTCTATTTGGCTCAGTATCAAGTGCTCGGTGACACCAGGCTAATTGTTCTTCTGGTTTTTCCATGGCTCCATAAATATCAGCTAAGAAAAGCATTGACTCCGCCCTCTCCGCTGGCCACTTATTCATCTCAATATGTCGCTTAAATTCCTTAGCCGCTGACCAAGGTCTTCCAGTCCACCAAAGCTCTCTGGCGAAGTAATGAGAATTTCTATCTTTTTCTTGATGGTTAAAACAATCAATTGCTAAACCTCGTAAATAACCTGTTCGATTTGTTTTTTCATTCTGGTAGTGCTCTAACTTAAATTCAGGTTCTTGTAGCAACTTTATTCTACTTGGATTATTTGGATTTAAATTAGTAACCATCTCATGAATAATTCCAACCCAATTACAAGCAGTTCGGCTATAGAATTTGCTTTGAATAAACTTCACAAGTTCTCCTCCATCCGGAGTGTGAGAAAAAACAAAGTTATATTCGAACTGATTAAATCCTTCTCGTATGTACTGGTCGATTACATCAATATTCATTCGAGTAATTACTTCATCACAGTCCATAGTACAAACCATATCGCAGTCAGACATACTGTTCGCTTCATTTCGAGCTGAAGCAAAATCAAAATAAACTTCACCAACTCGAAGGACCGGCATCTCATTTTCCACAACAAATCTGTCATTGATTTCCTTCGCTTGTTCTTCAGTGATTGTATGTTTAAAAATTTCTCCAACTTCTTTTACTCGACATCCTAGCGACTTAGCTACTTCAACAGTGTTGTCGGTTGAACCAGTATCAAGCACATTCACATCTCCACCTCGAGCCATAAATTCTTTAAGAGACTCAATCGCATGTGGAAGAGTTTTAGCTTCATTGCGTGCAATGAGCACAACTGAGAATAAGGGTTTATTTTTTGTTTCTTCCATTTTTTTTGATTTTGTTATTAATATAATTTTTAATTCCTTCCTTCCATGTCGTCCATTGCTTTGATTGAAATATTCCGACCTTCATTCTCTTCTCATCGTTACTTAGCATCTTGCGAGCCTTCTTTACTTTTTGTTTGTGTTTTATTTTCATAATTTATTATTAATTATTAATTATTATATTCCTGTGTCTACACCTGTGTCAAGTTGTAGCATTTCTTGAAAATCTGCCCCGGACATAACCACTTTGTGACAATTTAAATCCATTCCTTTAACTACCAAATGAATATATAAATTCTTTTTCAAATGGTTAGACCGAAGCACTCGACCAAGTGACTGTTCGTAGTCAACGAACTGCCAAGACTTCGAAGCATAGATCACGCAAGGGAATGAGGGTAACTCGTACCCAGCTGATATACATGATTGAGCGATAATGATGTGAGGTTTATCGGAAACATCAACAGTTTTTATAAATGTACGGTCCTTAGTAGCTCCTGTGAGTGTAGACACAGTGTATCCTTCTTCTCTAAGTTCTTTTGCGATTTGATTTATTTGAGCAGTATAGTTTGCGAAGATGAGGAGTTTTGGAAACTCAAGTGCTCGCTCGAGGATGTAATCAATTTTATAAGACTTATAGAGTATAGTTTGATTAGTCATTATATCAACTTTCCCTTTTGACTCTACTTTCTTTCCATACAACAATCCGTTTTCAATTGTTCGCATCCTTGCACTTCGTACACGGGGGTCAGCTTCTTGAGTCGATAGTCGTTTTAGTGCGACCCTCTGCTCTTCACTCAGTTCTATCTCAACGGTTTTATGGGTCTGTTCCGGAACATCAAAGAAATCATTAAGTGAACCGACATAACCAAAATGTTTGACCAACCGAGCCATATCATCTTTTAGTTTGTCGTCTTTTTTAACCAACCAAAAATTTTTTATTTTTAAATAATATTTATTTCTAAAATCAAAAAAATTCCAATTTACTCCAAAGAGTTGTGCAATGGCCCAGAGATTCATCGGTTTTGAAACTGGAGTAGCTGAACATAAATACAATCTTTTTGGTGGATGCTTTTTAAGATAGGAATATACTGCTTGAAAAATTTGAGAAGTTTTTGGAATTTGAATATAATTTCGTTGTACAGTGTCGGCTGTAACACCAAAAACTTTATGACACTCATCTATAATAACCGTATCGAATTCTGGTAGTAAGTCCCAATCTCTTCGCATATCTTCTTTACTAATTACTTTCATATTTACGATAATATCGAATTCCTTAGCATTTCTTTCCCAAGTCAAATCATCCCGACCCTGCTTCAAACAAATAACCAAAGTACTACCTTCAGCTAACTCTAAGCCAAGTCTGGTTTTTCCTACACCTGTGCCAAAAAACAATCCTTTCTTTTTAAAGTCATCTTGTAGTGCATCTGCCTGGTATTTATATAAAGGAGGTATTTTATTCATCATTAATGTTTTCTTTTAAAAGATTCTCTAACTCTTCCATACCAACATTCCTATATGTCTCACAAAATCTATTACGCTTCTGAACAGTTACAGTCATTGTGGTGAAATATATATTCATCCGGATGGTACTACTTTCATCCGGAATAAAAGACATCATATACGGATTCTTTTGTTTCCCTAAATCAACCCATCCCATTCCCTCACATAGTAATTTAATTTGTTGTTCTTTTTCCATTTTTTGTTTCTTTAATCGTTCTTCTTATAATATATAAATCCCTACTCCTTTGTTTCTGACACTTAATACACATGGCTGTTGAAACACTTTTATTTCTAACCTTCTCACATAGATTGTGGCACCTTGAGCAAATTGTCATATATTTTAAAAGTCTCGGAATTCAGTTATTGCCTTCCTGTCTTTCGACCATTCATTTTGAATTTTAATTCCAATGAACCTTGATACCCCATGACCAGACGACCTCTCTTCATATCTGAATGAACTGTATCGAGTTCCATAGGCTCTCATTTCTTTTGTGAAGACAATGTTGCCTTTGAACTTTCTACCATCCTTCTGACAGTATGCTTTGTACTCATCATACAAATCTCTACCCACAACCTCAGCAGTCTCATCTGTTTCTACACACTCAGCAATAAATCCTTCGACAGATGAATTTTCTTGTCGGTACTCAGCAAGCATTGCTACTTGTTCTCGAGTAACTACGAAAGCTCCGTTGTCTGATAAGTCCTTAGCACCTAGAAGCATCCAATTTAAAATACCTGACAGTTCTTTTGCTAACATTCCAAAACTTGACCTAAGGGCAGTATTAGGATTGTCTCGAAAGTTATTTTTGAACTGAATTGCACAAATTCTGCGTTCAGTTGCTGTCGATGTATCATCCACTCTGGGCATTATATTCACAGCAAACACAAATTTTGCTTGTGGTCTAAAAGAGAATTGATCCTTGTATTTAATGTCTATAGTCACCTGCTCTCCGGATATAAGTTTTTTCAGTTTGTTTGATTGATAGTAATTTCCGTGAACCTCTTCGATTATATTAAGTCGCTTTCCAATTAATCCTTTCATTCCGTATTGACCATACAATCCCTCTAAGTCAATATGTGATGTTGAATCTGGCCCAACAACCATGGCAACTGTATCAATAAAAGTAGACTTTCCATTTCCCCCATCTCCAACAAGGAATAATGCCTTGTCATATTGCATAGATGATGATAGACAGTAACCACAAAACTGTTGCAGTAATCTGCTCTTCTCTTCTTTTTCAATGCCTTCTGTCCAGGCTTCCATACAACTTTCCCATATCGGACACTTGGCTTCCGAGTCATACTCAACAGGAGATTGAATCAAAGACACAAAATCTGGATTATGTGGTCGCAACTCTCTTGTGTATATATTCAAAAGACCATTCTTTAAGTTCATAATAAAACCACCATCATTTGTAATTACAAGTGGAGGGATGATAGATAAAAGACACGCCACTTTGTCTGCGACATTTCTCTTGGTCCTGTATCCCCATAACATGTCATCATAAAGACTAGTAAGAATTAAATCAGAAATTTCTAAGTCACTCACCATTTTATATACACCATTTGAGTAGTTAAAAACAATACCTATCTCATTCTTTTTTATATATGGATATCTATTAAGTAGTTCCTGTTCATAGTTAGTAAATCTAACCTTGTCATTATCCTTCTTTTGTTTTGCCACTGCTGTATAGGCATTTTGTATTTCTTGAGACTCCTCTGTAGTTATGTTGTGAGCGATGATCTCATTCTTGTATGAGTAGGTATAATTATTAGAATAAGCACTGTTAATTGTATTTATTATTTCCTGCACTCCACCAGGTTCTTTCTCCATGCCATGCCACCCCACGTCATTAATATGATTAATTGCCTTATCCTTCTTCCATCCGGCCTGTTTCATAAGTGATGATGTAATAACTAGTGCTTGATTTCTTGAGCCTGGTAATACAGTACCTTCTTTTCCAGATATCAAAGCATTAAAACTATCTCTTTCGTCAATAGGAAATTGTTTGTTTACCCGTAAAAAAAAGTCTTTCTTTTCATCCTGAGCATACTTTTTTAAATGGTCTGACTGTGCCTTGTCAACAACAGTAACAACTACTTCTTGTATCGGAAAAGTCTCTTCAACTTGATCCATTGAGTAATTTTTCGCTACATTCTTATGTATTCCTTTTATCTTAAAAGCACCATCCGTTCCATCAATATAAGATAATCCACTCTTCTTCCAGTACCATGAGTCCGGTTGTCTTAGTATTCTAGGAATATCTTTCACTACAGGATCAGCTTTTAAATATACAACTAGAGACTGTTCAATCTTTTCCCATCGTGAACAAGTGGAATTCCATTCATCAATAGTTAAATCCTCTTTCATAATTGGCTCATCAAGTAACCAATATAAATGGTATCCGTTCTTTGTTTCAAGTATAAAAGTCGGCTCAAGTTTCTTTTTTATGTCTTCTAACTCATCGGGATTTTTTCTACCGTCTATATCTACAAAAAAAGCATTGAGTGATGAGCAATTTTCAAGTTTAGCATTTGGTGCATTATTAAATCCATTCACTGTAAAATACGCCTCGTATCCATTCAAATTTAAATCATCCAGTCTTTCAATTGACGATACTGGGGGTCTTCCTTGCCCGGTCTGATCTATGTATCTATAAACGTGACCAGGAAAGTGGTCCAAAAATAATAAGTTCTTTTTTACCATACAATTTGTAGTATTATATTCCCAACAAAAAAACTGTAGCGATGGACAGGAGATACTACGCCCCTTTGGTCGCTACAGTTTTTCGGCTGTGAATATGAAAATGTTTGTGTAGTATATTTGTCCATGAAACTATTATCTTACAAAATGCTCTATACTGAAATGTGCATAAACCTGTGGATATGTGGATAACTTTCAACTTGTGAGCTGACGGTTGAGATGAACTTTCGTTCAGTGGAATCGAACCACGTTGGTACCTTGCTCTTCCAGAGCCTTCTCAACCGCCAACCAACAATGTTGGTCGGTATTTCAACTAAAAAGGTACATCTTCCGGATTGATTTCTTCCGGTGTCTTTCCAAAATTATCAAAATCTTTTTTTGAACCATCTTGAGTAGATGTAACCGGCGCTTGAGGCACTTCTACACCTTCAAGTTTTGGAATTATTGTCGTTGCTACCATGTTGTATAGGAATTCCAACTGTTTTGTATCATCCCATACCAACTGCCCTTTAACTGTTACTTGTTCTAGCCCCGGTAGGCCATTTGGATTATCCCGGGTATAAGCATGTTTTAACGCTTGTCCGTCCTGATTAATGAATAATGATGACTTATTCTTTCCGTCAACTTCTCTTGTTGACGGTGATACTTTCATCTCCTTAGTTAGATCTACATTTGGCAACATCTTGAGTAAGGCTGTTGCGAAACTGTTAGAATAACTTAACTGCAAGTGATAAACTTCTCCTCCGTCTTTAAAAGAGAATATCCAACTTTTTCCATATTCTCCGTCTTGAGTCTTAATTCCCACAAGTTTCCCGGTGAAACTGTCGTGAAAAATCTCATGTACAGTCTTCCCTACTTTGTTAATTCTAGTAACTGCTCCTTGCGTATCTTGTGATACACGGATACAGAAACGACCACCTAATATCGTAATAAAATTTCCTTCTTGTCTATTGCTAAATCCCATTTTGTTTGTGAGTGGATTACCACCATTTGTTAGTTATAAATCTCAAAATAATCTCTGAGATAAGGTACATTATATACCTCTTTTACACCTGTGCAAGTGTCAACACCACTACAACACTCTTTGCTGTCTGTTGCAATACTTTTTTTTACTATTCAATAATCCATAGAACGAATAAAATAAATACTACGATTCCAAATATAATCCATGTCATATAATTAATTAGTTAATGATAATAATTTATAAACTACTATTGCAACTCCTGCGATGATTGTTATAAAGCCAACCCACGCATAGAATTGTCTCAACTTTGTATATTCTTTTTCTCTTTTTACAATTAATGTTTTCATGTTAGTTTTTTAATTTTTTATTTGTTAATCCTAGTGTGTTATATCCACAATTCATACAAATCCCGTAGCTAGTTGTTGTCTGGTGTTTTGTTTTGCATGGGTTTATGTCCCTTAATAACATCTTTGCATTTTTCCAACCGTCTAAATATCTTCTATAAGCCCACTCTGTTAATATAATTTTATCATCATCTGAAAAGTCAAAAGGTAATTCTTTTATACTAAGTTTAATTGCTTCGTATGGTGTCATGTTATTTGTTATTGATTGATAATTTTTACTGCTTCAATCGCTAATAGGTCAAAGTCTTGCTTAATCTCTTTTGTTTCTTCTACAATAGACAATGCGGAATTTTCTGGTAATTCTTTCATGTGGTACTGTTTCCATATCTTCATGAGTTGCTTGAACAAGTTACTATTTATAAAGTAGTGTTTCAAATCGTCTTCTTCATGCTGTCCACATGATTCACTACTGAACAAATAATCTATCCCGTCCACTTCAACCTCATTATTGAATAGAGAATTATCAAAGCCTACAAGTTCCCCATCTGAATCAATCACATATTTAATCCAGTCATTAAGGCCTAGCGTTGTGCTGTTGGCCTCTACCGCTTGCTTCCATTGATCCTCATCAAGCATTTCCTTGCATTGTGTGATTGCATCTTCTCTTGTGATAGGTCTAACAGTGAAGCCGGACATGGTAAACTCATTTGACTGTTACCCATTCACCATCCCATTTTACCCCGTTCAAGTATGCTTGGCCTTGCTTTGTTGTAACTCTTACACCATCCAAGCCGTTCAATCGTTCCCGGGTTGTGTTAGTGTTCCACCCTGCTAGAGTTATGTTTATATTTCTATTACCGTCTTTTAAAAACAGGCTTTCAAACTCGGCTATCTTGTTATCATGTAGAAAGTAGTCACCACGTTTTACACTTGTATTTCCACTGTTAAAATCTCTATTATTCTCAAACGCGTTCACGGCCTGCTGTGTTATTTTTTTCATTTTTATTTATTATAGATATTTTTTAGTAGTAATTATTTATATCTATATATAGAGTATATTCTAATTATGTGTCAGTGTCAACACATATTATATGATACAACATTATTATATATATATGTCAATTATTTTTATACATATATATGATCTAAAAATGGTTATTTTATTTTCTATTGTAGGCTATGGGATTGTTGCTATTGACATAAGGCTAGGGACATGGGGGCACAGGGACATTGATTTTTGTAAACTTTTCTAAAAATAAAAATGTTATTTTACAAAATGTTTTTATTTTTTCCAAATCTATGTCCCAAAAGGCTAAAAAGCCTTAAAATACGGCTCTGCTTGGCCTTATAATGTTGGGACATAGCACTTTTCAAGGTTTGTCCCGTCCTGTAGCGTGGCTAATAATAAGGCTAAATCGGGACATAGACCTTTTCAAGGTTTGTCCCTATGTCCCTCAACACTTATACATATTTGTCAATAGCAAAATGAGAATATATGGCTAAGAATAAGGGTATAAGTGCGAGGGGGGTCACCCCTATCGTAATACCCCCGGTATATAAATATAAAAAAGTACCAGTACCTCCCCCCCCTCCCCCCTCTTAAATGTGAAAAAGTTCCCGAAATGGCACTTTTCTATGCCCCAATGTCCCGACTGTGTTGTCAAGGGTTTAGAATCTAATGTAGGCTATACAATTTTAAAAAAAAGAAGTATCATTATTAATATGAAAATATCAAGAAGAGGTTCTTCAATGAAACAATTAGCGTATGCTAGAAGGGTGTGGGGAGCTAAGGGAGAGGATAAAAAAACTATTGCTTTAGATGTGGGATATGCCCCGAGTGTTGCTAATTCAATTGTTTCAAAGATTGAATCAAAACCCGGCTTTAATAATGCTATGGCACGACTTGCTTCTGACTCAGGTAATTTAGCGGTTGCAGTTATGTCAGAATTTAAGGCTAGAGGATTAGAGGACTTTACTAATAAAGATTTAGTTTCTGCTTTAAATGCTATTGCTGGTGCATGGGACAGATTTAATAAAGGAATGATGGAATCGACTAAACCTAAGGAACAATCGAGTAATAGGTTGCGTACTGTGGTATTGCAAAAGATTTATAATCAGGCACCTTTACCCGAGGATGAAGTGCTACCGCCAGTTGAAGAGATTAAGGAAACGGAATTTAAGGAGGTTAAGTTAGAGGATTTAGATTTTTAAAATATGACAAATCTCGTATCTGAACATAACGAAAAAATAACGGAAGAGCTTATTGCGAATCCAGAGCTTATTAAAAATAAGAGATGGAGGATGGATAATTTATATTGGATAATAACTAAGGATGGGAAGAAGGAGCCTTTTAATATGAATCGGGCACAACTTCATTTTTTTGAAAATTACTTATCTATCCCAGGAAAGATATACCACAGGCATGTTATTTTAAAAGCGAGGCAGCTTGGGTTTACGACATTTATTGATATTTTTATATTAGATGAGATTCTTTTTAATACGAATAAGGAGGCTATTATTATTGCTCACAAAGTTGAAGATGCTACTCAGATCTTTGATAAGAAAGTAGACTTTGCAGTTAGAAACATGGCGGCTGATGTTAAAGATGCGTTCTTTAATATAAAACACAACTCAGCGAAGAAGATACAGGTGACATTAGACTACGGACCAGAGAAGGGTTCGACTTCTTCGATTACTGTTTCTACCTCTGGACGTTCTGGAACATTTCATCTTGTGCATATTTCTGAGTTTGCGAAGATGTGTATCTTATTTCCTAAGAGAGCGGATGAAGTGGAAACAGGAACTTTTCCAGCGGTTCCTTTTGATGGTTTTATTTTTATTGAAAGTACTGCGGAAGGTATGGCAGGGAGGTTCTATGAAATGTTTCAAGAGAGGTGGCTTACTCGGGAGAAGATTACCCCTCAGCTTTCTCAAGTGCAGTTTCTCCCACACTTCTACAACTGGCAGTATGATGATATGGAAATGAAGAAGATTCAGAATACTATACCAACTTTGGAGATGGACG